ATGGCAATGCATACATGGTTTGAGTGTAAAATCCGTTATGAAAAAACAATGGAAAACGGAATGAACAAAAAAGTTACCGAACCTTATCTGGTAGATGCACTCAGTTTTACGGAAGCGGAAGCACGTATCATCGAAGAGATGACACCGTTTATTTCAGGAGAATTTACGGTATCGGACATTAAACGTGCCAACTACAGCGAACTGTTTCCATGCGAAGAGGAAGCTGCCGACCGTTGGTTCAAATGCAAGCTGGTTTTCATCACATTGGACGAGAAAAGCGGTGCTGAGAAAAAAACGTCTACCCAGGTATTGGTGCAGGCAGCCGACTTGCGTGATGCGGTAAAGAAGTTGGATGAGGGCATGAAAGGCACAATGGCCGACTACCAAATTGCATCGGTAACGGAAACCGCCATCATGGATGTATATCCGTATGAGCCAAACGAGACTGAGGATGATAGTAATACAGAAGTATCTCGATTTATCAATAGATTCCCAGAGGGACAGTGTACAGAGGTCACAATTGGCGGCAAATCGGTTATTATAGATAAGACCGGAAATAAACCAAAAGTCATTCCGAGCGACAGTATAGAAAGTGAGGCTAAAAATGAATGATTATATCCCGGATTGGTATATCCCTAACAAATAACCATAATTATTAACTAAACGCCCTCTGCTCACGCAGAAGTCCCGTGAAAGGTTCGGGTTAAGTGATTTAATTTCAGCTAACAGTTAACTATCCCGGTGTGGCTTGACCGCCTATCCGGGAGCGATATCCTGTGAAGGTGTTTTTGGGAAATAATTTTATCCATACAATCTCGCCAAGCCCAACCAGGATTACGCCAATGGCACTGTATACGGGGACTGACGAGAAGATGGGGAATATGGTAGCGTTGAACGTATTGGGCGGTTATTCTTTTTGATTGCCAATTATTTTGTTTTAAAATTAGTATTAGTTATTCATTAGTTTATTATCCTTTACCATCCAGCAAAATAACGTGTTCTGTTCGATTCAGAACTTCCCCACTAATACAATCCATTATGAAACTTACAGTAACCAAATCCGAAGGTGCAACCATTCAGAAGCTTATCGAAGACCGAAAGTCAGACATTCATAATATTGGAGGTGACAGCAAGCAGGCAGAGCGTCTAAGTAAGCTGAACAAGAAGATTGCAAGGCAGATAAAGAAACAATACAAGACATGAGTCCTTACGTAATAACTTCTGCGGTTCTTATTACCTATGACGGAAAGAAGATACCGTTGGAAAACATAGAGAGTGAAATAATGACCCGACCTATCCAGTTGACTAAGGAGAGGATACTCGATGCTTTCTCCATGATGAAAGATAAGCCGGTGAATGTGGAACTTAAAGTAAAATATATATGAGACATTTAGAAGATTCTCTCCAAAAATCTATAATTAAATATTGGGACTTGAAATATCCCAAATGGAAGAAAAGGCTGGTTCATGCTCCTAATGGAGGAAAGCGCAACGCAATCGAAGCAGCAAAGTTCAAACAGATGGGCGTTCGTGCAGGATTCCCCGATTTGATACTTCTTATACCGAATAAGTTTTATCCTTTCTGTGGGGTGGAATTAAAGACTAAAACAGGCAGGCAGTCGGAGAATCAGAAAGCCTATCAGAAGGAGTTTGAGAGTATCGGCGCCAAATATGTCGTTGTTCGGTCACTTGATGAGTTTATAAAAGTTGTAAACGATTATTTGAAAGATGTATGACAATGGCAAAAGATAGCTTTATACTATATAAGTCTTTCTACAAACCTATATCAAGATTATCAGACAAACAGCTTGGACGATTATTCCGTGCAATTTTCAAGTATCAACTTGGCGAGGAGGTTACGGTAGAGGAGGACATTGAAATGGCATTTGGTTTCTTTATCAACCAATTTGAGATAGACGAAACTAAATATCATGGCATTGTCGAGAGAAACCGGAACAACGGGCGTAAAGGTGGTGCTCCGATTGGGAATAGCAACGCAAAATCGAAACAACCCAAACAACCCAGTGGGTTAAATTCAACCCAAACAACCCAAAACAAGCCTAATGAAAATGATAATGAAAATGATATAGAGAAAGAATCTCCTAACGGAGATAAGAAAGCGATTCCCAAAAACAAGGAAGTTGATTTGTCTTTTGTTGATGAGGATTTTAAAGATGCATTTAGGGAATGGCTTGAATATAAGCGCGAGCGAAGGGAAAACTATAAATCTTCTAAGTCGCTAAAAATGTGCTATAATCATCTATTAGAGTTAAGTGACAACAACCCCCAAAAAGCAAGATGTATTGTTGAGCAATCAATAGCAAACAACTATTCCGGATTATTTGAACTAAAAAATTATGGAAAGAATCGGGAACCTGATACTGAACCAGACAAAAGCTCCGCCGGTATCAAATCAATCGTCTTCGGCAAACAAAGCTAATCAGAAACAATGGAGCAAGGAGCAGGCTGATATGTACTGGCGCAACCAACTCGTAGCTTCCATGAAATCCGTTTCCCCAGCCTTTACAGTTGATGACAGCAACCGCCAACTGCTGAAAGCTCTTTATCAATGGATATGGGGAATGCCTGGAATACTTGATTTAGATAAGGGATTATTATTACACGGCTCTATCGGAGTGGGCAAGTCCACTTTGCTGAAAGGGCTACAGAACTATGCGGCAAAAATTGCCCGTTATTGTATTGGCGGCGCGGATGCTGGATTGACCTTTCAGTTTACCAGTGCTGCCGAGATTGCCTTACAGTTTGCCGAGAAAGGCATTATCGGGTTGAGCCTGTACACAGATAGGTCATGTATGCACAATCTTGCCATTGACGAAGTAGGACGGGAGCCTATGGATGCCAAACACTTTGGTACGGGCATAAATGCCATTCAGACCGTTTTACAACTTCGTTATGAGCAGCGATATAATTTCTATACCCACATGACTACCAATCTTGACCCGGACAAGGAGTTCTCTCAACGGTATGGAGCCTATATAGCCGACCGGGTGAAAGAGATGTTCAATGTGGTTAAAATTGAAGGTGAAAGCCGAAGATAGATGGCAAAGACAAAAGAACCCCTACCCCCCGTCCACTGCCGCCAATGCTCATACGCCACAGACTTTATCGAGAACTCATGCTTTTGTAAAATTAGAAGCCATAGAGTGTGCGCTTGTGGCAGATACGGCAGGATATGCGAGAAATTCAAGAAAAAATGATTATGGACATAGAGATTGAAAAGAAAATCGAACAATTGGAGTGGCAGCGTGACAATGCAATGCGCATACGCTGCCCGTTGGTGGCAAGGAAGTATCAGCGCATGATTGATGAACTTGCAAAAGAGAGCAGAAACAAGAATATGAACAAGGCAGAACAGACAAGGCAATGACTACCGACACGGCAAATCAGATAATCAACAAGTATGAGAGCCTTGTAGTTCTGTGCACCTACAACATATTGCTCACGAACGACATCTGTTGCGGGCAGGTTATCGAGTGTCTGCATGCGATGAAGAGAACGCCTTATTACAAACAGGCATTCAAGCGGTATTTGAATGATGCCGATAAGGCAAGAAAGGAATACGAGCGTACTGTAAACAGCGTTATCGGTTCAGACCGGAGCGAGTTTTTCGCCAACTGCAACGACAAGTACACGGAAGAAGTGAACAAGCACGTGGATATGCTGTATTGGCAGTTCAAGCAGGTTCTCGACGATAACGGCATATCCCATTCCGCAGAGATTGCAAGGTTCGAGCTTGCAAGGACATTGTGTGATTACGCCTGCATCCAGTTTGACGAAAGGATTAAAGAACTTCGGAAGAAAGATGCACGGTTCAACGGATTTACGTTGGAATACCTGAAACTTTCAAATGTGGCAAGGGTGATGAACCTTGCTTCCGACTGTTTGAAAATCGGGAAAACGGTCAATATGAACACAGAGCGGTGCACAGCAGCGTTTGATGTGCTGGTAAGAAAGCTGTCGGATGCGGATAATATTGCCAACGCGATAAAAGTTTAGTGAGATGAAACTTATTTATAACCTTATAACCCTCCTCATGGACTGGCTTTCGGTAGAGGTCGGAGCGGATGAAGAGTGGTTCTGAATTATGGAAATGAAGAAAAGCGAATTGACACACGGCTCTCTGTTCAGCGGCATCGGTGGCCCGGAAATAGCTGCCGAGATAATGGGCTGGAAAAACGTGTTCCATTGTGAAATAAACCCGTTCGGGAGAAAAATACTTGATTATTGGTTTCCAAACAGCAAAAGTTATGAAGACATCACGAAAACAGATTTTACAGAGTGGCGTGGAAAAATCAATGTCCTCACCGGAGGTTTCCCCTGCCAGCCTTTTTCTTGCGCCGGACAGCGAAAGGGAGCGGAAGATGACCGCTACCTCTGGCCGGAAATGCTACGAGCGATACGGGAGATTCAGCCCGATTGGGTTGTTGGTGAAAACGTTGCTGGAATCCTCTCGATGGTACAACCCGGTAGTGAAACTGCGTTGGGACGTGAAGAATCTCTATTCGGAGAGGTTGACCGAAAAAGAATATTGCATCGGCAGGAATACGTCGTCGAAACAGTGTGTAACAACCTTGAACGTGAAGGATATTCCGTCCAACCGGTTGTTATTCCGGCTTGTGCCGTCGGAGCGCCGCACAGAAGAGACCGTGTCTTCTTTATTGCCCACCGTGCAGACGCAGGGGTTGAAGGTATGCAACGAAAATGGGAAGACAACATTCTATCCGGTAGAGCTGCTTCCGACACCGACAGCCATAGATGGAGGGACGGGAAGAATCAACAAGTCACTATCGCCGAACGCAAAGGAACGGCCAACATTGGCACTTTCCGCGAAGATGGGGCTGCTTCCGACACCCATGGCGAGCGACATACACCATGCAAAGCGGGTGAAGGACTTGAAAAATGCAGGTGCAAAAACGATGGCGAGTCGAAGAAACGGAAGCAATCGTCCGAATGGACTAATGGATTTTCACGGAATGTTACCTATACCAACGACAAGTTGCCACAATCCCGGAACGGCAAAGGACCGGAAAGACGGCAGTCCCCGGACATCAGAACTGAATCATTTGTGTGCCCGCCTGATTGGGAAAACTTCCCTACTCAATCCCCTGTTTGTAGCCGAGATGATGGGATTTCCACCGGATTGGACGGTATTGCCTTTTCAAAGTGGCGGCAGGAATCGATAAAGGCATACGGCAATGCGATTTTACCACAGGTTATATATGAAATTTTTAGAGCAATAAATATTGTAGAAAATGGAAGAATGGAAAACTATTGAAGGTTATGATGGAAGATATGAAGTCAGTAGTCATGGACGTATTAGAAGCGTCAGCATGTTTTTAGGGAATCATATATATCATGGAAAGGTTTTATCTCCCACAATAGCGACAAATGGATATTTAAAAGTTAATTTAATATTAAGAGGGAAAAAGAAGACTTGTTTGGTGCATAGGCTTGTCGCGAAAGCGTTTATAGAAAATAGAAAAAATCTACCACAAGTAAACCATAAAGATGAAATAAAAACCAATAATAATGTTGACAATCTCGAATGGTGTAGCGAATCGTATAATTGTAACTACGGTAAAAGGAATTTTTTATTGATAGAGAAAACAAGGAAGCCTGTATTGCAATTATCGGTTGATGGGAGTTTGATAAACAGATTTGAAGTTTTAAATGACGCCTCCCGAATCACTGGGATAAATGCCGCACATATTTGTGATGTATGTAAAGGGAAAAGGAAATTAGCTGGTGGATATGTATGGAAATACGCCACAAGTAATGTATGAGATATTCCTGGCAATAGAATCTATAGAAAAAATTAGTGAAAATGAATAATGAGGACAAAATTATATTAGACGCCTGCTGCGGCAGTAGAATGTTTTGGTTTGACAAGCATAACCCACTTACTTTATTTGTTGACAAACGTTCAGAAACACTTACGGCCAAGGACAGAGGCAAGACAAGGGTCATAGAAATAAAGCCGGATGTAATAGCCGATTTCACCAACCTTCCATTTGAGGACAATTCTTTCTACATGGTAGTATTTGACCCACCGCACCTGAAAACACTTGGTGAAACCTCATGGATGGCTAAGAAGTACGGTAAACTGCCAAAAGACTGGCAGACACTCATACTTGACGGATTTACTGAGTGTATGCGCGTTTTAAAGCCTAACGGAACACTCATTTTCAAATGGAACGAGAGTGAGATAAAAGCTGCGGAAGTTTTGTCTGTTATCCCGTTCAAACTTCTTTTCGGACATACTACCGGAAGACAGAGCAAGACAATATGGATGTGTTTTATGAAACTCGAGAAATTTCGAGCCGGATAAATGGTGTTAAGTTAAAAATTGGTGTTTATGAAATATATGGGAAGCAAATCAAGAATAGCAAAGTATATTTTGCCTATAATCTTGAAAGACAGAAAACCTGCACAGTATTATGTTGAACCATTTTGCGGTGGATGTAATATGATTGATAAAGTAGATGGTTTCAGAATCGCGAATGACAACAATCCGTATCTGATAGCAATGTGGAAATCTCTTATTAACGGCTGGATTCCACCTGCGAGAATTGAAAGAAATCTTTATAACGAGGTGAGAGAGTGCTACAATAGGCATACAGATGCTTTTGCTTTAGATTACATAGGTTGGGTTGGATTCATGGGGTCGTTTAACGGACGTTTCTTTGACGGGGGATATTCCGGGCATAGCGTAGGTGGTAAATGCGGACAACGCGATTACATATCAGAGCAAATAAGGAATACTTTGTCACAAGTTGAGAACTTAAAAGAGGTTGATTTTGTATGGTCTGATTATAAAAAATTATATATACCCGACAAAAGCATAATCTATTGCGACCCACCATATAAGGGAGTAAAAAAATACTCCTATTCCATTAATCATGATGAATTTTGGGAATGGTGTCGAAAGAAAGTACAAGACGGACACCAGGTGTTTGTTTCAGAATATAATGCCCCCGATGACTTTATGTGTATCTGGGAACGACCTTTGAAAACATCTATTAATCAAACTGTAACAAAACATGCAGTAGAAAGGCTGTTTGTTCATAAATCGCAAATATGATTCAGGATAACAGAGTAAAATCGCCACATCAAGACATCATGGTGCAAAATGTGTGTTTCGGAAGACAATCGGGAACGGAATGAAAGGAAGAAATCGAATTAAAAATAATCTATATGATAATAGCATGGTTTTCTTGCGGTGTAACATCCGCAGTAGCTTGTAAGATAGCACTAAGTCTGTATGATAATGTGCAGATTTACTATATCGAAACAGGTTCCGGGCATCCTGATAACACCCGGTTCCTATCTGATTGTGAAAGATGGTATAATCGCCCGATACATACTATCAGAAGCGATAAGTATCTCAACGTAGAGGATGTGTTGGCTAAGAAAAGATTTATTAATGGTCCTACTGGCGCAGCTTGTACATTTGAACTAAAGAAACAAGTCCGTTACAAGCTGGAAAAAGAGTTGGGAAATTGGGACGGTCAAGTTTGGGGATTTGATTTTGACCCGAAAGAGATTAACCGTGCCATTCGCCTAAAGCAACAATATCCGGATACAAAGCCGTTATTCCCGCTTATTGAAAGACAGATAACCAAAAAGGATGCAATGGGTATGCTATGGAAAGCTGGCATTGAAATCCCTGCCATGTACAAGATGGGTTACAATAACAACAACTGCATCGGTTGTGTGAAAGGTGGTATGGGCTATTGGAATAAGATACGGAAAGACTTCCCGGAGGTATTCAACCGAATAGCAGTAATTGAACGAGAAGTGGGTGCAACGTGTCTGAAAGACAAATCGGGAAAAATATTTCTTGATGAGCTTTCTCCTAACCGTGGAGAAATACCAGAAGAAATCATGCCTGATTGTTCTCTTATTTGCCAAATAGAATTCCAAGGAATAATAGACAGGCAGGTAGAGCGAGTTTTGAAAGGAGAAATTCACATTAATGACGTAACATGAAGAAAAGAATAGAAAAAAAGATGCAGAAACACCCGCACAGATACAAATTGCATCAGTATTTGAAGTATGCCCGCCAATGGTGTTTCGCTCTGGCATATAAGGGTAAACTATACACGTTGTTAGACGATGGTAGAATTGTAAAGGAAAACAGTTGGTTATGAAGCATTTAATTGATGCCATTATAAAGAAATGGTTCTGTTGCCACGAGTGGGAATACTTATTTGAAAGGAGAGTTGAAGTTGTTGATGATTGGGGCGATAGCAGTTGGTACACCGTCCGTCACTATTTCTGCAAGAAGTGTGGTAAATATAAGAAAATTAAAAGTCATTGATTATGAAACAGACAGTAGAAGAAGCGGCAATGAATTTTGCCAATTATGAATCTAATAATTTAGATAAATTGCCTTTTAAGGTAAAAACATTGGTTGATTATGACAATGGACTAACAAGAGGTTTTAAGAAAGGTGCAGACTGGCAGGCAAAGCAATCTCCGTGGATAAGCGTTGAGGAACAGTTGCCAGAAGAAAATGAGAATATCATTATCATGTGCAAGCATGGCGCAATATTTAATGGCACATACTGTAATGGAGTATGGTTCTGTATGGACGGTTATATCAATGATATATACAAAGACAGTCCTATTTATACTTCAATGGGCAGTATACCTCCATTATGGGAGCCTGTGGCCTGGATGCCCATCCCCTCTTTCAATGAGATACTCGAAGCCAACAAGGATGTACTGGAACGGATTAAAGAGAAAGGAGACTGATATGGGAAAATACAGAATATACAGATACGGACTTTTTGACCACATTTTTGACGTTCAAGTGAAAAAGTGGTATGGATGGGTACTCGTTAAGAGGTTTAAGGCGGATGTGAGTTCTAACGACGCGATGATAGACAATATTTATTACTGTGAAATACTATCCAAGGAACTTTTGGGAAAATTGGAGGAGGAATTATGAAACCAAAACAAGTATTATCAGTCGAACAGATGATGCATTTGCAGGAGCTTGGGTTGGATACAAGCGATGGAAGCATGTGTTTCGAGTGGAATGATTCAGATTCAGATAACATGGTTGTAACCTCTCCGGATGCCGATACGAATTACGACTATTATCATGAAACTTATACCTTGCAGGACATTCTTGACAAGCTGCCGCCTGTCATAAAAAAATATTTTTGTCTTTCAATCAGAGTTAGTGAATACAAGAAAATGTGGCATGTCGAGTATGAGGGAGCAGGATGTCTTTTATCTTATTTTCATTTAAAAAATCTTATTGATGCAGCCTACGAGACGCTTTGCTGGTGCGTTGAAAATGGATATATCGGAAAGGAGAATAACTATGAATGATGAAGAAATACGGAATTTAATCAAGATTCAGTTGCGACATCTAAGTAAAGAACTGTTGATAGACGCTCTTACTGATATTTGTATGGCAAATCCTGTATTTAGAATGACAAACGTTTTGGGCAGTTTACAATGTTTCAATATAAGAGACGTTATAGATGGGGTACAACGAATAAATATGAGTTTTGATCCATTAAAACGAATATCAGAGAAGGAGGTGAATCATGGATAGTGTACAGACACAAACCCTTTCCATTCAGGGAGATGGAGGTGGTGAAGCATATATTAATTTTTGTAATGGAAGCTTATGTGTTTCTGTTGTAGTAGAAGGCAAGCAGGCGGACTTTCATTTTGATGATATTACTTTGAATGTGTTTGCTTATGCTTATAAATTGCATTGTGAAGAATGCAAAAAAAAGGAAGGAAAACAAATAACGAAAGGAGAATAATCATGGAAGTAAAGAACGGAATAATAATAGACGGAGTGCTGCATGAAGCTATAATTAAAAGCGAACTTGACAATGAATTTTATTGTGAGGATTGCTCTTTATATAGCTTCTGCCACGGAGGTTTTGATGAAAGATGCGCGATGTTTAGCGCTGATGGATTTGTCATTCATGGCAAAGTAAAAATAGATAAGGAGGAATAATTAAAATGGATATAGTACCTATTATAACAAAAGATAATCTTTCTAAGGAACAGATAGAATATCTGCAAAAGCAGCAAACAGAATATAAATTAATCAATAGGATTAAGAAGAATCCGGGACATATCTTGTTCTCTTTTAATCGAAAAACAGGGGAAATCAAGAGAGCTTCTATTATACACAAGGTTGCTATTGGCTTTAATGGGCTTCCTGTAACCAAAGCTGAAACGGTTATAGGACCTGATTGCTATTACGACCAAGCCTTGAATGAAAAGAATTTTAGAAAGAAATTGAAGAGAATTGGATTGTTAAGTATTTAATCGAACAATTTAAAGAAAAGGAGGAATAACCATGCCAACAATACTAAAAGAAACTTATCCAACAGCCAAGAAAGAGCATATATGTGAGTTTTGTGGCTATAAGATACAGCCGGGACAAAAATATGTTCGCCAGACAAATGTATATGACGGAGTCGTGTATGACTTTATCACACATCAAGAATGTAAGGAAGTTGCCCATGAATTGAGAATGTACGATGATTGTGATGACAATGGATTATGCGGAGAACAGTTTAGGGAAGAATTGGACTCATACGTATACGCCAATCATTACGATGATGAAGCGGATGATATTTGTTCTGATTGGCAGTTATCTCACTATGAGATAGCGAAAAAGGTATTGAAAGAACTTAAAAATGAATAGTCATGACCGAAGAATTTGTAACATTAGAGACAGCAAAGATTCTGAAAGAGAAAGGGTTTAATGAGCCATATTCGCTTGCTATTAATGTTGAAGATAGCAGACAATATACGACCAGTAGAACAAATAGTGAGTTACCGATAAAAGTATGTACCCAACCGCCACAATCCATCGCCCAAAAATGGATACGTGAAACCAAGGACCTACATATTTCCATCATTAGAAACGCTTGCGGCTATGGCTATGATATATGCAAGGCTGATAATGGAACTCATATAACTGATGGGGTATTAAAAGGTCCTAATGATGGTGGGCAGTGGAATACCTACGAGGAAGCACTTGAAGCCGGAATACAAGAAGTATTAAAACTTATATAACCATTATGAACAAAGGAATTTACACAAAAGAAAATGTAGGTAATGGTGTATTTATCTTTACCGTCAATAAGAATTTTGTAGAACCTAAATTTTGGGGACTGCATGAAGAAAACGAACAGGCACAATGTGTAGTTATTATCCATGATGGCAATGCTTTATTCTTCTATCCGGAAGATATGGATAATGATACCCATATTCTTCTTGATTGGGAGAAAGAGCAAACAGGAAAGATATATCCAACCACAGAAGAAGGTATGAAGGATACCGATGGAATAGGTAATACCAAAGCATTGGCTGTATCCGGAAGCGAAATTGCTGAGAAAGTCATAGCATTGGACTTATGTGGATTAAGTTGGCACATTCCGACACTACAAGAGAGTGTCTTAGGGTATGAACATAAGGTTATGCTGAATGCAGCCTTAGCTATCTGCGGAAAACAACCAGTGAAAGATGACTGGTATTGGTGTTCTACGAGAAAAGGAAACAAACGCAATTTTATTCTCAGTTGGGGCGACGGTTTTAGATACGACAACATTCAGGACAGTGACGATTGGGTTCGCCCCGTGTCCGCTGCCTCTCTTAATTCACTTTAACCTTATAAATGATTACAACTATGGCAAAAGTATTTATAACAAAATACGCTTTAACAACAGGCATTAAAGAGATAGAAGCGGATATTATTAGAAGTAGATTTGAAGATAGAGAATATGTAATTGATGGTTTATGTTCTTACTTCCGTATAGGGGAAAACGCATTCACCGATAAATCCGAAGCGTTGAAAAAGGCGGAAGAAATGAAGATTAGGAAAATCGCTTCTCTTCGTAAGCAGATTGAGAAACTTGAAAAATTATCTTTTAAATGTGAAGAGGGTTAATAATGGATAACATAAGATTAAATATAGGCACTCTAAATAAATGCTGTTCCAAATGCAAGTATTCAAAGGAAGCGTTTGACAACCAATTTGTAAGGTGCACATTTTATCGTTTTTACCCTTTTAGACAATTTATATGTAAAAGCTATGAATAGAAAAGAATACTAGGAACACTGCAAGCATTACAGCCCCTACAGTGGACAATGCTACAAAAAGTCATTCATATCGAGTATGGCAAGTAATATGTATGTGAACATGCGGTGTGACGGGAAATGCCCCCGTATGAGTAATTACGACAAGAGAAATAAATTAAATAGCCTTGGACGGGCTTTGTAAAATCCATATTGATATGAAAAAGTATATTGGAACAAAACAGATTGAAGCCGAGTCTATGACAAGAGGTGATGCGTGGGGAAAACATCTCCTCAGAGAAAAGCCGTCAACCGAAAATTTTGACGATGAGGGTTATCATGTTCGTTATGAAGATGGATATGAAAGTTGGTCGCCTAAAGATGTATTTGAAAAGGCATACAAGGTAGCTGATACTCCTCTTGACCGTATGTATATCGAATATAATGAGTTGATGGACAAACATAATAAGTTAGCCCTGTTTCTTGGCCGAAAAGATGCTGTTGAAATAGCTGGTGAAAATCAGGTCACTTTAATGGAGGTTCAAAAAGTACAGATGCACTACTACCTTCTTACTTTGAAAGAGCGCATTGGGTTAATGAAGAAATAAATATTGCCATACGGCGGTTGGACGTCTGCCGTATGGCTCAAAACAGAATAAATATGGATTTAAATGAACTGCGCGACCGCGCCTATAAAACCGCTTGCGACCACGGTTTCCACGATGAAGAATTGAGTAACGAACATTGCCTTTGCCTTGTAATATCCGAGCTTATGGAAGCT